TCCTCCAGGTGGAGACCCTAATGCTATGGGTGGTGCTCCTGGTGCTGACCCTATGGGTGGCGCTGGCGCTCCTCCAGGTGGAGACCCTAATGCTATGGGTGGACAGGATATGGGTGCTGACCCTAATGCAATGGGACAGCCAATGCCAGATGCATCTGACCCTATGGGTGATGATATGGGTGGAGAAGACCCATTTGCTGACCAGAGAACAGATGATAATAATTCTGACGGTGGGGACGCTGATGGTGAAACTATCGACATTGATGGTCTAACAAAGGCTGAGGAGAAACTTAATGCCAAACAAAACCAGATTGGTCGTGATTTGTCTAAGGTAGATACAAAGATTTCTGATCTCATTGATAAGATTGCTGGATTGCAATCAGCACTTGACAGTAATAGTTCAGAACTTGAGAATCTTAAGGCTGAATTTGAGAAGAGAAATCCTACACAGACAGAGAAGCTTGATATTCGTGGCGCACTTGATTCATATCCATTTAATGTAAGACCAGATGATTTCTGGGCAAACAAGATGAAGGAGAGGGGTAACTACGAGGTATATGCTGACAATGACAAGTCTACCGAGGATCAGTACACAATCACTGATGAAGATGTTGAGGATCTGCCAAGTGATATTTCAAAGACATTCAGCATAGCAGACGACGATATCCAGACACTTGAGAAAATGTTTAAGTTATAATGAAGAAGATTATTATAAGGGAAGGACAGGAAAACATCATAACTGGTCACATGGCTCTTAATGAAACACCGGGTTTCAAAGAGAAATGTGAAGAAATTGCAAGGCAGTTGAATGCTTCTATCAACACCACACTAAATGGAGAGATCTGCTTGTATAATGAGCAAATGCACGCTGTTCTTGGGATTGACCCAGGTGATGGTAGTAAATTCTATGGTCCGTCCATTATGGTTAAAAGTGTGGGTTTTTCATTCCTTACAAGTGACCCTGCTGGGTATGAGGCAGCTAAAGCATCGTTTGATAAACTAATGAAGGTTGTTAATAATTCAGAATTATTGGCTCTTTAATACTATATTTTTCCCAGTTGTTAAAAAAGCATAAAAAATAACTGGGAAAAAATTTGTTTTTTTAACATTTTTTATATATCTTTGCATTAGAAAACTTTAAGCATGCACATAGGCATGCATCAATAATATTTTTAAACATTTTATACAATGAACGAAAAGAGATTTAGCGCAAACATTAGCGCAGAAGATGTCGAGAGACAGTATGCCGAGGAGCATACACCACAGGCTAAGCCTAAGAAGACTCAGTTTGACACCAAGAATTATTTACAGGCAAGATTGGGTGAAAAGGAGACTTCAAAATCACTTACAATTAGATTGTTGCCTATCACTCCGGATAGTACAACAGCATTCCAGAAAATTCATATGCACACAGTACGTGTAAACAAAGAGATTTCAGCCAGCGGTTGGAAGACTTTCGTGTGTCCTACAAAGAACAAGAAAGACGGAAAACTGATGGGTGACAAATGCCCGTTCTGTGAACTTTCATCTAAGGCACGTGAACTTAAGAGCCAGGCACTTGATGAACCTACAAAGAAAAAGTATGGTGATATCGAGTTTCTTAATAGGGCTAAGGACATGTGGATTGTTCGCTGTATCGAGCGTGGTCACGAGGAAGACGGAGTGAAATTCTGGATGTTCCCAGACAACAGACAGGGTAAGGGCGTATATGATCAGATCATGGGTCTTGCTGAGACTAGGAGAGAGTCTGCAAAGGCTAAGGGTAATGATTACAGTATCTTTGACCTAAACAACGGATTAGACCTTATCGTTAAGTTAAAGAAGGGTACTGACGGTAAGACTGCAATTCAGATTCTTGATGGAGGATTCCCATGCCCACTTAGTGATGATTTCGAACTTGGTGAGAAGTGGATTCACGATGAAAAGAAATGGTACGAAGTTTACACTGTTAAGTCATATGATTACATGTCAATTGTTGCAGAAGGTGGAGTACCAGTATTCAGTACTGAGGAAAAGAGATACATCAACAAGGTTGAAGCTGACAAGATCAAGGAAGAGGCTGATAAGCAAAGAATGGAGGAAGCCCTAACAGAACAGGCTAGGGATTACTCTGAGATCGCAGCACCTGCTGAGGCTGTCACTGTCGTTGACGGGAGTAAATTCGACACATCAGAAGATACGGATGATGGACTACCATTCTAAAATAACTGTGATAAATGTTACGATATAAATGGGTAGCAAACTTTACTTTAAGTTTGGATGCATGAATAATTTTTCCTTCTCTAATGTATTTATTGGTAAATAGTGTATTATGGGAAGGAAAAAATTTACTACTGATGACTTTGTGAATAAAGCAAAAGAAATTCATGGAGACAAATACGATTACTCTGCTGTAGAATATGTCAACATTTATACACCAGTTACAATTATATGCCCAGATCATGGAGAGTTTTCTCAAGTCCCAAATGATCATTTGTGTGGATATGGATGTAGAAAGTGTGGTATGATAAAAAACTGGAATAATAGAGGAAGAATAACAACTGAAGAGTGGATAAAAAAAGCTAGAGGAGTACATGGTGATAAATACGATTATTCTAGAGTTGAATATATTAATAACAGAGAGAAGGTAGAAATAATTTGTCACAAGAAATATAAGAATGGTGAAGAACACGGTTCTTTCTTTCAAAAAGCCAATTCGCACTTGAATGGTAATGGATGCCCACATTGTAGAAGCTCTTCACTTGAAAGAAAAGTTAGGAGATTTCTTAGTGAATCCAACATAGTATTTGAAGAAGAAAAGACGTTTGAGTGGCTAAGAGGTAAATCTCATCTGTATCTTGACTTTTATATACCGTCCTACAATATTGGAATAGAATGCCAGGGTATACAACACTATATGCCGTTAGAAATAAATGACAGAGTAACTTTAGATTATATCATTGAGAATGATAAACTTAAAAAACGTTTATGCGATGAGAATGGTGTTAGAGTAGTATATTTTACAGACAAATGTATATACGACAAATATTGTGAAAATAATGGTTCTAATTTTTTTGATTTAGAGACAATGTTAAACGAAATTAAAAATGGCAGCTAAATTGAGATTCGCATATGGGTGTATGAATTCTGCCAAGAGTATGCTCCTTCTTACGACGGCGCATAACCTCGAAGAGAATGGACTAGAGATAATGGTGCTCAAGCCGTCTGCTGATACCAGGGACGGTGAGGGTATCATTAGATCAAGGGTCGGAATAGAAAGGAAATGTACCAACGTCGATGAGGATGTAAATCTATATAAGGCAATAAAAGAGTACAGGAATTTTCTTGCATCACAATTCATTGAACTTAAGTGGGTGCTTGTTGATGAGTGCCAGTTCCTAACTGAGGAACAAATAGGTCAGTTATCGGATGTGGTTGATTTTCTTGATATCAATGTAATGTGCTATGGTTTGAGGACTGATTTTCAATCAAAGCTTTTCCCGGCTTCAAAGAGGCTGTTTGAGCTTGCTGATGACATTGAGGAAATTAAATCAACATGTTCTTGCGGAGATAGGAAGACATCAATAAACGCAAGATTCGATGCGGACGGAAACATCATTACAGAGGGAGACCAAGTTGTAATAGGTGGAAACGACATGTATAAAGCATTATGCAGAAAATGTTGGAAGAATAAAATAAGAGATAAAAAATTAGCAGAACAACAATGAAACAGCCTATAAAGAAAAAGGAATTCAAGAGACCTAGCATTGCTAGTATCAAGGAAAAACTCAATTTAACAATGAAGTCAAACGCTGATTTGGTTAAGTCGGCAGCAGATAAGCCAATGGATTTTATACCGCTTCCAGAGGCATTCTCAGATGCAATTAAACTACCAGGAATACCTAAAGGCTATCTTACGATTGTTACCGGATGGTCAAATACTGGTAAGTCAACCATTAAGAATTGCCTTATAGCGTCTTGTATTAATAATGGAATACTTCCAGTTATATACGAGACCGAGAATAATTTTGACTTCAAATATGCAATAGATTGCGGAATGAAAGCAACACCAGTATATGGTGATGTTGAGGTTGAACACGTAAATTATGAGACTGGAGAAGTTACATACACAACAGAAAACAGGATCATAAATTATGAAGGTGATTTTATTTACTACGATAATAAGATTCTCGCAGATGTTTACGGCGAAAATGACTACTCCACTGGAAAGAAGTTGAAAGTAAAGCGTAAGCAAGCAGTTCTTGAGGATATTGCATATTCAATAACTGATATTTTGGATGCACAGGATAGGGGTGACATCCAACAGCCAATCTGCTTCATTTGGGACTCAATTGGTTCTATACAGTCATTCAAGTCCCTTGAGAGTAAGACTGGTAATAACATGTTCGACGCTGGTGCTATATCACAGGCGTTCCAGGACATTATTAATAACAGAATACCATCATCCAAGAAAGTTAGTGAGCCATATACCAACACATTCTTCTGTGTAAATAAAATATGGAATGACTCAATGAACTCGATGGGAGGTGTACCTTCAATAGAGCTTAAGGGCGGTAAGACGTTTTTCTATGGTGCAAGACTTATCATTCACCTTGGAGGAATTGGTAAGGCTGCTACGAAGAAACTTGATGCAACCGCAAAGGGTAGCAAATATCAGTATGGTATCACTACCAAGGTAAGGACAACAAAGAATCAATTGCCAACGCCTTGGAACGTTACCTACGAGGGAGAAATGTCATGCGTACATAATGGACTCTTAAGCCCGGACAGACTTGAGGAATACAAGAAGACTTATATGAAGGAGATTCTTGCAAGACTTGAGGAGAATGGAGGAAAGAACATTACCGAGGATGATGTTCAATTTGCGGAGGAAGAAACAGATGAATAAACTGAAGACCCCCTACGAATTATTCGGTATCGAGTGTGGTAAAGGCTGGGAAAGCCTTTATCAACCGATACTTGATAAGGTAGAGGAAATTAACAAGGAAGATCCAGACAACCCAATAGAAGTTCTCCAGGTAAAGGAGAAATTCGGACAACTTATTATACACCTAAGTAAATATACCCCAGAACTAACAGAAATGTGTATAGATGCATCTGAAAAGTCAAATAATATATGTGAGGAATGTGGGAAATATTCAGAGCCTAGAATGGACAAAGGGTGGATATATCAGATGTGCGACAAATGTTACGAGAAATTTAAAAATGAACAACTTAAAAAATTAAAATGTTATGAGAATAAATTTGAACACGGAGAACAGAATCTCGATCAAGAGATTAACTGATGCTGAGTTAAACAGGAGTGCAACAACAAACCAAACACACATTGGTCTTTCGGACAAGAGTTTAATGTTTATGGGTGATAGAAAGAGGGCTAGGACTGCAATACTAGTTCATAAGAACAGTTGGTTTGCAGAGACGTGTGACATCGGAAAGATCACCAGGAAAAACGGTAGTCATAATGCCCCTAAGATTTCTATGGGAAACAGAAATAAGGAAAATCTTGTTAAGAGGATTAGGAAGATTGCATCAACAAACACGCACACACATTATATGATGTGGTTTGCTAGTGATACAAATACTCCGGTGTTTTGGATTATTAGAAAGGGTTCTGCTGATTATAAGAAGTTGAAAGATATAATCGATTTTAACAGCGTTAGCAACAGGATCTGCACATTTGATAGTCATGACAGAGAATTCAGCAATATTGTGGATGTTATAAATGGTAACTAAAATTAAAAAGGTTAGGATATAATCCTAACCTTTTATTATACGTTTCATAAAGTCTGAGAATTTTTTTGATTCTGTCTGGAGTTCATTAAATTCTTTATCTGCTATACCACTGATCCTGTTTTTTGCACTTGTTATTACATTTTGTGCAACAAGTTGTAACCCCATTTTTTCTGCAATTCTATGAGACTCAGAAAGTCTGTTGGCAAAAATTTCTTTTGCTTCACGATATGTAGTCATCTTATTGCTTATTCCACGTTTTTGATTTGCTGCATTCATATTG